GTACAAGAGAATTTTAAAAATCAATTGATAGGATTTGAATATATTAGTAAAAAAGGTAAAAAGATTGTTAGTTCAATTCAATTACCTCTTGGAAGAAAAAAGAAATTAGGTAGATAATGGCAAAATTAGCAAAAGAATATGTTAGACACGAAAGAATACCTAAAAAAACATCACAAGGTAATCGAAAAAATGTTAAAAAAAGTTCAATGAACAAATCTAAAAAAAGATCATACAAACCATATAGAGGACAAGGGAAACCTTGTTAATAAATGCCCGCAATCTGTCGAAAAGGTGATAGTTTAACCACTGGACACGTTTGTACAAGTGTAACGACTTTAGATACACCCACACAATCGACAGTTAGAGCAAATGGTATATTAATCGCAAGAGTTGGTGATCCAACAGTATCACACCCACACCCTCCAGCGCCACCTTGTCCACCACACGTGGCAAATGTTAACATAGGTTCATCAACTGTAAGAGTTGCTGGCGCATTTGTGGCAAGAATTGGCGATAGTACCGATAGTGGGGAAATGATAAGTGGTTCTTCAAATATCTTTTGTGGTTAGTGTATAAATATTAGTGTTATGGCAATATATGACGCTTCAAATACCAATAAAAGTAATCGTAGTGTACGAAGATTTTATAAAGATTTAGATTTAGACTTTGGTCGTAATCCGATTACTAATGATGTCAATAAAATTGAAGACGTTGATGCAGTAAAAAGAAGTGTAAAGAATTTAGTTCAAACTAATTTTTATGAAAGACCATTTCACCCTGAATTAGGTTGTGGTGTTAGAGAATTACTTTTTGAAAACTATACACCATTAACAGGTATTTTTTTAAAAAGAAAAATAGAAGAAGTGATTACAAATTTTGAACCAAGAGCTTCTTTGAATCAAATAACTGTAGATGATGATCCTGATAGAAATAGATTAAAAGTTTCAATTTATTTTTATGTTGTTGGTGTAGAGGATCCTGTGGTAGTAGAAACATTTTTAGAAAGATTAAGATAAGATGGCATCAAATAAATTAGAAATATCAGCAGTTGACTTTGACCAAATCAAAGCAAACTTAAAAACATTTTTACAAAATCAAGTAGAGTTTCAGGATTACAATTTTGAAGGTTCTGGTTTTTCTATTTTACTTGACTTACTTGCTTATAATACACACTACCTTGCTTACAATGCAAACGTTGTAGCAAATGAAATGTATTTGGACAGCGCTGATTTAAGAAATAGTATTGTTTCATTAGCAAAGATGTTAGGTTATACACCAACATCACCAAGAGCTCCAATTGCAAACATTGATATTCTAATTAACAATGCGTCAGGTACATCTATTACTATGGATAAAGGAACTGTGTTCAATACATCAGTAAATGGTATATCATATCAATTCATTACAAACGCTGATGCTACAATAACTCCATCAAATGGTGTTTATAGATTTTCAAATATAAATGTTTACGAAGGAAGTTCTGTCACTTACAAATATACAGTAGATAGTTCTGATCCAGATCAAAGGTTTGTAATTAACTCTGCAAGAGCAGATACATCAACACTAAAAGTAAAAGTTCAAAATTCAATATCAGATTCAACAACTGCAACATATAATTTAGCAACAGGTTATACAGGATTAGATAACACATCAAAAGTTTATTTTATACAAGAAGTAGAAGATAATAAATTTGAAGTTTATTTTGGAGATGGTGTTATAGGAAAATCTTTAGATGACGGTAATATTGTAATTTTAGAATACATAGTAACAAATAAAACAGAAGCAAATGGAGCTTCAACATTTACATTATCAGGAAGTGTAGGTGGTTTTAGTGATGTTACTATTACAACTAATTCATCTGCTCAAGGTGGATCAGATGGTCAATCAAAAGAATCAATTAGATTTAATGCACCACTACAATACGCAAGACAAGATAGAGCAGTTACAACTTCTGATTATGAAACACTTGTACAAGAATTATACCCTAACGCTCAATCAGTTTCAGCATGGGGTGGCGAAGATGATGAAACGCCAGTTTATGGTGTAGTAAAGATAGCGATTAAAGCAGCGTCAGGTTCTACACTTACAGACACTACAAAAGAAAGTATTAAAACACAATTACAAAAATATAATGTTGCATCTGTAAGACCAGTAATTGTTGATCCTGAAACGACTTCTATTATCTTAACTTCAAATGTGAAGTATGATGAAAGAGCAACTACAAAAACAGCAGATACTTTAAAATCAGAAATTACAACAGCAATAACAAATTATAATACAAGTACATTACAAAAATTTGATAGTATCTTTAGACATTCAAAAGTTACAGGTTTGATTGATGACACAGATACAAGTATTTTATCAAACGTAACAAGTTTAAAAATTAGAAAAACTTTTACACCAACTTTAAGTGCTTCTACAAGATATGACATTTATTTTAGAAATGGTATTTACAATCCACACGCTGGTCACAAATCTGGTACAGGTGGTGTAATTAGTACATCTGGTTTCAAAGTACCAAATGATACAAATGTGTATTACCTTGATGATGATGGAAATGGAAATATAAGAAGATACTATTTTGTAGGTTCAGTAAGAACATATGTAAACAATACTCAAGGAACTGTAAATTACGCTACAGGTCAAATCACAATCAACTCTTTAACAGTTGCGTCAGTAGAAAATATACGAGGCGCTTCATCTACTGTTATTGAAGTGACTGTTGAACCAGCGTCTTACGACATTGTTCCAGTTAGAGATCAAATTTTAGAAATAGATACAGCAAATTCAACAATCACAGTAGAGGCAGATACGTTTGTTGGTGGTTCTGCTGATGCTGGTGTAGGTTATACAACAACATCTAATTACTAATGGCAAAGTTCACTGATAAAATATCGAGCCTGATAAATCAACAGGCGCCAGAGTTCGTATTAGAACAACACCCTAAATTTTTAGAGTTTGTCAAAACGTATTACACGTTTATGGAATCAGCGGAGTTAGGTGTAACTTCTGTACAAACTACCGATGGTATTCAATTAGAAACAGAAACTGCTCAAGCAAATGAATTAATTTTAGATGGTTCACGTATTGATTCAGATAGAACACAACTCGATGCGGGTGATAAAATACTTTTAGAAAGTTCTGCCTTTGGTAAATTTACAAGAGGTGAAACGATTACAGGTTCTACTTCAAACGCAACTGCAACTGTACTTGCTGAAGATTTAGACAATAATAGACTTTACATATCAGCACAAGATAAATTTATAGATGGTGAAGAAGTTGTAGGTTCTAGTTCAAACGCAACAGCGATTATTAATAGTTACAAACCAAATCCTGTAAATAATATACAAGACTTATTAAACTTTAGAGATCCTGACAAAGTTGTATCTAATTTTTTAACAAAGTTTAGAAATGAATTTTTAAATACATTACCTGAAAATTTAAATACAGGGGTTGATAAAAGAAAATTAATTAAAAATATTAAATCTGTTTATAGAGCAAAAGGTACAAATAGAGGACACGAATTATTTTTTAGATTACTCTTTGGTTTGGAATCAGAAACAATTTATCCAAGAGAAAATATATTAAGAGCATCTGATGGTAAATGGGATACAAATAAAGTTTTAAGAGCAATTGCAACTGTAGGTAATACAGGTGATTTAATAGGTCGTACAATTGAAGGTGAAACATCAGGCGCAACTGCGATAGTTGAAAACGTATTTAAGTTTCAAATTGGTGCAAACGAAGTAACTTCTTTTATTTTAAATGAAGATTCAATAACTGGTACTTTTCAAATAAGTGAAGTTATAAGAGGTACAGAAACAGATGATGATGACATTTATATAAAAGCAACTATTACAGGTATACCCTCTACAATATCAATTACAAATGACGGAAGTTTATATACTGTTGCTGATACTGTTACGGTTACGGGTGGTGGGCAAAATGCGATTGTTCAAGTTGACGCTGTAGGTCGTGGTGGTATTACAGAATTTATAATTGGATCAGGTGGTACTGGTTACGAAATTGGTGACGATATAGTTTTTACAAATACAGGTACAGGTGGAGGTTCAGCAAGAGCAAAAGTATCAGTAGTCAATGGTGGTCTAACGCAAGAAACTTCTACATCAACAACAGAAGATCATATTGTATTAGAAGATGAAACAACTAGAGGTGACTCATACACAGGAAATAAAATTGTACAAGAAAGTGGAACAGGCTCAGGAGATGTAACAGACATACGTATTATATCAAGTGGAAATAATTATCAATCATTACCATCAGTTGTTGTAGATGATACAAATGGTTCTGGTGCTGATGTATATGTGTATGGAACCGAAATAGGTAAAATATTATCACTAAAAATTATTGAATCTGGTTCAGGTTATGAAGCCTCACCATCACCACCGACATTATCATTACCAAGTTATATTATACTTTCAAATGTTTCAGGTTCTTTTGTAACAGGTGAAACAGTAACAGGTATTGATTCAAGTTCTACATCTATCACAGCAACAGTTGTTTCATATAGTTCGGGTACAGGTGTTTTAAAAGTTTCAAGTCCAACAGGACAGTTTGCTGAAGACACAACAATTACTACAGATAGTGGTGCAAGTGGATTAGTTGAAAAAAATGATTTAAGTACAGCAACCACAACAGTTGGCGCAGTAGTTGATACTGCTGGTACTTATATAAACCAAGATGGTCACGTTTCTGAAACATCAATGAGAATACAAGATAGTTTATATTATCAGGACTTCTCTTATGTTATCAAAGTTGGTCGTACAATTAATGATTGGCGAGATAGTTTTAAAAAGACAATGCACACATCTGGTTTCTATTTTACAGGACAAGTTAATTTAGAAACTTCTGTATCTGCTGAAATACAAAGAACAATCGGTATTAATTCAGGTATAGATTATGAACAAGTTGCATTAATCATCAATACTTTATTCTCAACTATCTTTGGAAGAAGATTAGGAACAATAGATGATGGTACAACATTAAGAGCAAATCCAGAGTTGGGTGTTGATCCAGACTTTACAGATAGTACAAGTGAACACTTTACACCAAATACAAGAGATTTAACTTTAACAAGAAAGATGAAAATATCTTTCCCAAGTATTGCGAAAATCACAATAAGAGGTGATGAGTACAAATATGGTTATGCTTATAGTGGACCACGTATGAAAACACTTGATATTTACAATAACCCATTTGGAACTGATAATATGTTTAGTCCAAATCACCCTAATATACAATCTGGTACTGTCGGAGCAGACTCTACGGTGGCCTCATATATACAAGATATGAAATTGTTAAATTGGGGAGAACATAGAATTATTGGAACAAATAGTACAATTAACGGTACAGGAGTTCAAATACAAGATTACAGTAATGATAATCTTAAAACATATTTAAGTTATCCAACTGAAATTTCGATTAGTTATTAAAAAGATGTATAAATATAATTAAGTTAAGAGGAAAATATGCCAGCGATTATAACAAATAAATTCAGGATTCACAACTCAGAACAATTTACTGAATCCTTTTCAGAAGCGGTTCCAAATGTCTATTATATGGGTATTGGAAGACCACAAGCCTTTGGTACTTTAACTAGAGGTGATAGTAGAACAACTAACGAAGGAACTGATACTGTTCCTTTAACTCCTGTAGATTCAGTACAAGACGAATATTACTATTTTGACGATATGTTAGCGGCAAAAAGAGTAACAAGTTCTGATGTATCATATGTCGTACCAAGAAGAAATTGGACTGCTGGTATAGTTTACGATTATTATAGACACGACTACGGAAATAGAATTACAGGAACAACAACAACTCAAACATCAGATAGTGGTGCTTCTACTTTATGGGATTCTACTTTCTATGTATTAACATCAACTTATCAAGTATTTAAATGTTTAGATAATAATGGTGGCGCAGCAGTTACTTCTGGTAATGAACCGTCAGTTGCTGAAGGTACTACTACTATTTTAACAACTGGAGATGGTTACAAGTGGAAATATATGTACACTTTATCAGCCGCTCAACAAACAAATTTCTTATCTACTGACTTTATGCCAGTATCAACTAATACAACTATTTCAAATGCCGCTGTTGATGGTGGTATTGATATAGTAAAAATAAAAACTGCAGGTACAGGTGGTACTGATGGAACTCACACTAGTATACCAATTAGAGGTGATGGTTCTTCAGGTACAGTTTCTGTTACAATTTCATCAGGTGCTGTTACAGCAGTTACAGTTACAAATGTAGGTTCTGGTTATACTTTTGGATATATTACAGTTGCAGATATTATTGCAGCGGGTGGAACAGGTTTATCAGGAACTGAATTAGATGTAATAATTCCACCAAGAAATATTACTGCCGCTGGTTCTGCTTATGGTGGACACGGCGCAGACGCAGTAAAAGAATTAGGTGCATACTATGTAATGTTAAATACTAACTTTGAAGCAGATGAAACTTCTAACACAGGTGACTTTACAACATCAAACGACTTTAGACGTGTAATGTTAATTAGAGATCCTCAATCAGGAGGTTCTGCGGCAACTGCAACAACATTAAGAGGTACAAAAGCAATATTCTTATCTAG